CGAACACCGGGAGGAATATAAAGATGAGTAAAACCATCAGAATTCCACTCCGAGGCGCAGAAAGCAGGGAGTGGGGAGAATCCGCCAGGGTATCCGAATTCGGACGAACGTCTATCAAAATTGTTTGCCCGTTTTGCGGAGAGGGTTTTTGGGCCTTTGTCTGGTCACTTTCTGGTGGTGGCAAACGATGTCCAAATAAAGACTGCCGAGCGATGTTTGTCAGTATCGGCCGGGCATATAAGGATTTAAAGGTGATGCGATGAGTGACGCTAACCGTCTGGCGCTCCTGGAGAAGGCGATAGCCGAAAAAGGCCAGGCCCAGGTGGCGCGCGAGCTGGGTTACAGCGCTGCGGCGATTTGTCAGGTGGCTGGTGGAACCTACAAGGGAGATGCCGGGCGGATCCTCCGGAGGGCGGCGGAGGTCTATGGGACCGAGACGACGGAGTGCCCGGTGCTGGGCCGGATCGGCCTCGGGAGATGCGCGGAGGAACGAACGCGCTCTTTCTCCGCGGCATCGCCTCTGCGGCTGCGCCTCTGGAAGGCGTGCCGGTCATGCGGGAGGGTGTCATGAGAGGGCGGACGTTCGCCGACGAGCCGATCGGCCATCGGGAGCTGGCCAGCATCCATATCGCCGCCAAGGCCCTTGGGTATATCTCCGCCGATTCTGACGAGGCATACCGGGATCTCCTGCAGGCGCTGTTCGGGGTCCGCACCTCAAAGGGGCTGTCGCGGCGGAAATTCAAGATTCTGATGCAACGCTTCTACGCCGACGGATTCCGTCCCTACGGGAAAAAGCGCCGGGGCGCGTTTGTCATGCCCCCCCGGGCGGCCTGGGAGAAGCAGCCGATGTTAAAGAAAATCGCCGCCATCCTGGGCGATCTGGGGCTTCAATGGCGCTATGCGGACGGGATCGGCCGGCAGATGTTCGGCATCGCTTCCGTCTCCTGGTGCACCCAGGATCAGCTTCACAAAGTGGTCGCGGCCCTCGAATACCAGCGGAAGAAAGCGGGATTCAAGGGCGCTTTAAAGATCGTTTAAAAGGGGGTCGAAAATGAACGAGATGACCGGACTCAGGCAGGAGATCGCAAAGATCATGCGTCAATCCAGGGGCAAGGACCGACTCTTGGACGAGGCGCAGCGACAGATCGAGCGGCAGACCCGGCAGGCGGAGATCATGGGGCTCCTTTCGCACCATGTCGGCCGCGCCCACGCCATCGGCATGGGCGAGCTGGCCGTGAAGATCTGCGGCGTGGCCAGCCTGACCTGGTGCCGCGAGGCGGCGAAACTGGAGCGGCTGCTGGCCGTTCTCGGCAAGATCAAGGAGGGCGAATGATGGAACGATTGGACAAGGGGTTGCTGAAAGACGCGATGGAGGGCGTCGTCCGGCGGCAGGCCGCCGCCGCGGCCGAGGAGGGGCGCTTGCGGAGCGGGGTCCTGGCGGCCCTGGCCTCCCACATCGGCGCGCACAACGCCATCGGCATGGGCGAGTTGTACGAGGTCGTATTTGCGCGGCCCTGTGAGAACCGGATCAGCGACACACGCGCCCTGCGCAAGGTGATCACAGACCTGCGGGCGGAGGGCGTGCCGATCTGCTCCTCGGCGGCCCAGGAGGGCGGCGGCTACTACCTGGCGGCCGCCGGCAGCGAGCTGGCCCACTACCTGCGGCGCTCCGAGATCCGCGCGCTCAAGATCCTCAAGCGCAACGCCCGGATCAAGAAGATCTCCCTGCCGGACTACCTCGGGCAGATGCGGCTGAACATGGAGGCGGGCGATGGCGAAGCGGCTTAAAGAGACCGACCTGACCCTCGAAGAGATCCGGCGTGCCTCCGACGTCGCCCTGGCCTTCATTTCCGATTGCGTGCGGCTGCTCGAGGCCCTGGACGACGAGGCGGGCCGGTCCATGCAGGCCGTCACAGCCAAGTACGCAGCGCTGCGCGAGCCCCTGTGGGCGAAGTTGGAAGCGCGCGTCGCCTGGCTGAAGGACACCATGAAGAACAACAAGGCGGTCCTCTTCGACGGCACGGACCTGGTTGACCTGCCGCACGGGACCCTGATCCGGAACGTGGCCGACCGGGTGACGATCCCCCGCGACGCCCTGGCCCGATGCGAGGAGCTGGGCTTCGCGGACGCGATCCGGATTGCCAAGCGCCTGGACCGCGAGGCCGTCGGGAAATGGCCGGACGAGCGCCTTTTCCTGATCGGCGCGGAGCGGCGGGTCCGGGAGGAGTTTTCCTACGACCTGAAGGAGGAAGCGACGCCATGAATCAGGGCCTGACGCAGAAAGAATTCGACTGGATGAAGCGGTTGGAGGCGGCCACGGACGAGTGCTGGGACGAGCTGACCGAGTGGGAGCAGCGGTTCATGGAGAACCGCCTGGAGGCGTTCCGTCAATACGGGATGAAGACGCGGATCTCCAAGGCGCAGTGGAACATCATCGACCGGATCTCGGAGAAGATCCTATGAAGTTCGCCTGCCCATACTGCCGGAGGGAGTGCGATTTTATGGATGTTCAATTGGATCAGGATCTGCGGGCGATCATCGCGATGTCCGACGCCTTCGGGCGCCATCGCGCGCTGGTCTGGGCGTATGCGGAACTTTTCGGCGTGACGCCCATGCGCGCGAAGGCGAAGAAGCTCCGGCTGATCCTGGCGGAGCTGAAAGCGCTCTTCGATGCCGGGTCGTTCAGCTACCGGAAGCAGCGGTATCGGATCAGCGCGGACGGCGTGGCCGAGGCGCTGAACCTCGTGGTGCGCCGCCATTTTGCCGACGGCCTGGACAGCCACAACTACCTCAAGAAGATCATGATCGGCATCGCCGACCGCGAGGAGCGCGAATCCGGGAAGCAGGCGGAACGGGACCTGCGCGGGCGCGAGGCCCGCATGATGAGCGGGCATCGCGACGAACAATCTTCATTCTCCGAGAATGAAGATCCCGGGCGCTATCCGGTTTCTGAAGAATCCGTCGCGCCGCCCCCGGTGCGCCTGAAATCCGTGCCGCCCGCCGAGCTGACGCCCGAGCAAATCGCCGAAAACAAGCGCCGCATCCGGGCGCTGGCCGAATCGATCGGTCAGAAGGGGGAGTCATGAGCGGGAATAAATTGCTTGCCGTGGTCGCCGTCTGCGCCGCCGTCGCCCTGGCGGGCCTGGCCGTGCTGATCCCGTAAGGAGATCGCCAAAATGACGATGGGCATGGAATTGCAGCGCGCAGCAGCCCGGTCGGCGCATCCCTGGCGGAAGAAAACGGGCGTCTGCCGCTGGTGCGGCCGGGAATTCGACCGCGCCGGGCGGCCCCGCGGCGTCCAGTTCTGCTCGGACGACTGCCGGGATGCCAAGAAGCGGGCCGATGTCAAGCGAAACGCGCGCCGGCAGGCGCGGAAGCTGAAAGACGAGCGACGCAGCGCAGCGGCTGCCGCCCGCGTGGTGTGCAAATGCCCGCGCTGCGCGTGCATGCACGAGGTCCGGATGGCCCCGGTTCGCCCGGGCTTCACCCCGCGGATCTACTGCCCGGCCTGTTCCCAAGACGTCGAGAATTTACGGTTCTGCATCAGCCACGATTCGGTGCTCGGCGCCCACGCGGTGGGGTATTACTAATGGTGGAAGTACGTTGCAAAAAATGCCGCCGCCTGTTCTTCTGCGCCGAGCTGCGGGACGCGGTAATCGAGATCAAGTGCCCCCGCTGCGGGAATGTGCAGAAGATCGTCCGTACCCCCAAAAAAAAGTTTGAAGGTAGTGGGTCAGTTTGAGATGAAAATATTTCTTGACAAGCAGAACGATCGTTCTATAATAAAGACGTTGTAAAATATTGCGGAAAAGTGCAGGGTAAAAAAAATTTATTCCCTTTAGCTTCTCAACCAGGGCGGAGGATCAAAAATGATACTCACGAATAAACAGATTGAAGAGGCATATCGTACGGGGGATATAATTGTTGTTCCATACGATGAAACGCAGGTTCAAGCGGCTACTTATGATTTCAGGGTTGGTGAGCAAGGTGCGACTACAAGCTCGAAAAAAATTGTAAATATTCGAGAGACCGGATTTCTTTTGCTTCAGCCGGGGGATTTTGGTGTCATAACTGTTTTAGAAGAAGTTCGTCTAGGCCCGCAATATGTAGCGAGATTTGGACTTCGTTCAAAGTATGCCAGGAAAGGATTGATCGCGACGACTGGTCCGCAAATTGATCCAGGCTTTCACGGTCGGCTCATCATAGGCATAACTAATTTAACTCCCAAACCCGTTTCGCTTCCATATAAAGACGATTTGGTGTCTGTTGAGTTCCATCGCCTTGATCAGCCATCAACAAAGCCTTACAACGGACCATATCAAAATAAGCTGGAATTGGGACCTGAAGAAATAGAGTTCATTACAGAGACAGACGGCATGGCGCTTTCAGAGGTTCTTACTACCTTACGATCTTTAAGTGAGAACGTGGGAACGCTTTCAAAAGACATGGGCGTTATCTCTAGAGAATTTAAAAATTTGCAATGGATAACTCCCTGTGTTGTTTCGATCGGTCTCGCAATTATTGCTATAATCGTTGCTTTCAAATGAGTTGATCAACAGATCGTTAATTTTATGACATCTTCCAGAGTCCACACATGATCCGCGATCCCCGCCTCCATTGCAGGAGTAACCCGGGTAGTGGGTCAGTTTGAATAATGCGTTGATTTTTGTCGAATACGCTGGCAGTATAATCCAAAGCACGGAGCGGCCTGACCGCCCATAACGGAAAACGAGAGGCTCTTGAAGCCCGGTGTCCGGAGACAATCTCCGGCGCCGGGCTTTTTTCGTTTCAGGGGGGCGACATGAAATGACAGCTACATTGATCGGCGGCCTGCTCGGCGGCATCTTCCGGCTTCTCCCCGAAATCATGAAATACCTGGACGCCAGGAACGAGCGCAAGCACGAGCTGGCCATGCAGGACAAGGCCATCGAGTTCGAGCGGATTCGGGGCGCGCAGAGGCTGGAGGAGATCCGCACCCAGGGGCAGCAGGACTGGAACGTCGGCGCCCTGGAAACCTTGAAGACCGCGCTCGCGGGGCAGGATACGCCGAGCGGCGTGAAATGGATCGACGGCCTCTCGAAGCTCATGCGGCCCCTCATCACCATCCAATGGGTGGTGTTTTTGTATCCGGCGGTGATCATCTGCGGGTTCGTCGTCCTGGTCCAGTCAGGCACGTCGGTGCTGCAGGCGCTGCCTGCCGTCTTCGGCCCGGAGGAAAAGGCGCTTGTCGCCGGGATCCTGAATTTCTGGTTCCTGGGCCGTGTGTTCGATCGGGTGAGGTGAAATGACGAACGTTCTGGCGATGTGCATGTTGGTGGTCGCCGTCGTCGTGGTGATCAGGATCATGTGGGTCTTGGCTGACTGATGGACGCGCTGGGCATGGCAGAGCGGATCGCGATGCAGTTCGAGGGCTATCGGCCCACTCCCTACCGGTGCCCCGCCGGCGTGCCGACGATCGGGTACGGCGCCACGCGATACGAGTCCGGCCGGCGGGTGTCCCTGGGCGATCCGCCCATAGAACGGGATCGCGCCGAGGCGCTGCTCAAGTGGGAAATGGGCCGGTCTATGGCGGCCGCCCTGCGCCACTGTCCGGTGCTGGCGCTTCAGGGAGCTGAAGGCGCGCTGGCCGCCGTCACGGACTTTGTCTACAACCTGGGGCCCGGCCGCCTCCAGGCCTCGACGCTGCGCCGCCGGATCAACCAGCGGAACAGGTCCGAGGCGAAAAACGAACTGATGCGGTGGGTGCGGGCGGGCGGCAGGGTGCTGCCCGGCCTGGTGGCCCGGCGGTCGGTCGAAGCGGGGATGCTCTGATGGACGAGATCGACGTCGCCCAGCAAAATGACGAACTTTTCCGGCGTGCGGCGCTGCGGGCGCACTTTGCCGGTAGACAAAATGCCCTGATGACGAGGACCGGTAAGGCAGGGCCTTCATCCGACGGGAGAGGGGCCCTGCCTTACCACACACTGTGCGCGGACTGCGGCGAGGAAATCGAGCCGGCGCGCCTGAAGGCCCTGCCATTTGCCGTCCGGTGCATCGGCTGCCAGGCGAAAAAAGAGCGGGAGGTACGGAATGGGTGAGCACTGGCAGCTCTTCCTGTCCCTGGCCGGGCTCGTCGCCGCCTGGAGCGGCGTCATGATCGTGGCCCAGCGTGCCCTGATGAGCGGCCAGTTCGACGCGCTATCCCGGAGGATCGAGGAGATCCGTCAGCTCGCGGCCCAGAACCAGGGCCTGGAGCGGCAGCTCCTCCAGCTCAAGGCGGACCTTCCCCTGAACTACGTCCGCAAAGAGGATTTCATCCGGCACGAGGTGGTGATCAACACGAAGCTGGATCGCCTGCGCGATCTGATCGAGGACCTGAAAAAGGAGCGGAATAATGGATAACGATCCCATCATCGACCTGGAGCGGGCCCGGCGCATGGAGCTGCGCTGGCTGATCCTCCGGGCGCTCTACGCCGCCCAGCCCATCGGGACGACGGAGATCATCGTTCAGAAAGCGATGGAGCCGGTCATCCCGGACGTCACGCTCGTCGAGATCCGGCGCGAGCTGGACTACCTGGCGGAGCGCGAGCTGGTAACGGTCTCCGGCGCGGATTCCCCGATCTGGTTCGCCAAGATCAACAATCACGGCATCGACATCGTCGAGTACACCGTGGACTGCCGCCCCGGGATCGCCCGGCCGAAGAAGTGGTGAGGCCCATGCCCGCGCGCTCGAAGATCACGCAACTGCCGCCGGAGATCAAGGCGGAGTTCGATCGGCTACTGATCGCGAAGAACTTCTCCGACTATGACGGCATCGTGGCCTGGCTTCAGGACCGTGGCTATGACGTCTCCCGATCGGCGGCCCACCGCTACGGACAGGGGTTCGAGGAGCGGATCGCGGCGATCCGGATCGCCACCGAGCAGGCCCGGGCCATTACCGAGGCCGCCGGGGACGATGCCGGCGCAACCGGAGATGCGCTCATCCGCCTCGTGCAGGAGAAGGCGTTCCAGGTGCTCGTCAAAATGGCGGACCTGGACCCGGAGGACGTGGATTTCAACAAGCTGACCGTGGCGATCGCCAAGCTGAACAACGCCTCCGTCCAGCAGAAAAAATGGATGGCGCAGGCCAGGAGCAAAGCGACGGACACGGCTGAAGAGGTCGTCAGGGCCGTCAAAAAGAACGGCATTTCGGAAAAGACAGCCGAAGAGATCCGAAAGAAGATTTTGGGGATAGTATGACCGAAGTGAACCTCCAGAATGATTTTGATCAGGCGAGACCCGCCACGGGCATTTTGTTGCCCTATCAGACCCGCTGGGTCGCCGATCAATCTCCGGTCAAATTCATCGAAAAATCGCGCCGTGTCGGTATTTCGTGGGCCGAGGCGGCTGACGATACCCTTTACGCTTCAGAGGTCGGAAGCGGCGAGAAACGGAACGTCTGGTACATCGGCTACACGAAAGACATGGCCCTGGAATTCATCAACGACTGCGCCAATTGGGCAAGGGCCTACAACCTGGCTGCGTCAACGATGGAGGAATACGAGGAAATCGATGAAGAAGAGGTGGCTGGCGTCGTCCAGGAGAAGAAGATCCTGGCCTACAAAATCACCCTCGAATCGGGATGGAGGATTACGGCGCTTTCCAGCCGCCCAACGAACCTGCGCGGCAAGCAGGGGCGTGTGGTCATCGATGAAGCGGCATTCCATGACGATTTGGCCGGACTGCTCAAGGCGGCGCTGGCCCTCCTGATGTGGGGCGGCCAGGTCCGGGTCATCAGCACGCATTTCGGCGACACGAACGAATTCAATTCCGTGATTCAGGATATCCGTGCCGGGAAGAAGCCCTACAGCCTTCATCGGGTGGACTTTGACGAGGCCCTGCAGGATGGCCTTTACCGGCGGATCTGCGAGGTCCTGGGGCGGAAATGGACGGCAGAGGCAGAGGCGGCCTGGCGGCAGGCCATCATCGATTCCTACGGCGAGGACGCGGATGA